GGCTGCGCTGGTGCATTGGGCTGCGCCCACACCGTAAACCATTCCCCCGAGATGAATCATGGCGACTCTTCGCTCTGACATCATCATCCCAGAGGTTTTTACGCCTTACGTCATTGAGCAAACCACCCAGCGTGATGCCTTCCTGGCTAGCGGTGTGGTTCAACCCATGGCGGAGCTGAATGCAACTGAGGGTGGTGATTTTATCAATGTCCCCTTCTGGAAAGCCAACCTGTCCGGCGACTTTGAAGTGCTGACCGACAGCACCTCGCTGACCCCCGGCAAAATCACTGCTGACAAGCAAGTCGGCGTGATCCTGCATAGAGGCCGCGCCTTTGAGGCCCGCGATTTGGCAGCCTTGGCTGCTGGCGCTGACCCCATGGCTGCTATCGGCGCCAAGATCGCTGATTACGTTGCTAACCAGCGCCAAAAAGACCTGCTGTCCTGCCTTGGCGGTGTGTTCGGTAGCCTCGGTGCCACATCCAGCTCTGCTGCTTTCTTTGGCCTGACCATTGACGGCGAGTCTGGCGACACCCCGACCACGCTGAGCCCCCGCCACGTTGCCGAAGCCCGCAGCCTGCTGGGCGATCAAGGCGACAAGCTGGCTGCTGTGTGTATGCACAGCAAGGTCTATTACGACCTAGTTGAGCGCAAGGCGATTGATTATGTTAGCACTGCCGAAGCCCGTGGCACCAGCACCACTCAATCGGGTGGTTCACTGGCTGCAGCCTATGCCGGCAATGTGAATGTGCCGACATACTGCGGTTTGCAAGTGATCGTCTCTGACGACGTGCAAACCGACGGCACTGGCGCCACCACCGAGTACGCCACCTACTTCTTTACCCAAGGAGCAGTGGCCAGCGGTGAGCAGATGGCAATGCAGACGGAAACCGATCGTGACATCCTCGCCAAGAGTGATGCCATGTCAATCGACCTGCATTACTGCTACCACCCCGTTGGCGCCAAATGGTCCACCACGGCGACCAACCCGACTCGTGCTCAGCTCGAAACGGTTGGCAACTGGTCGAAGGTGTATGAGCTGAAGAACCTCGGCATCGTGCGCGCCACCAACACCTCCAACTTTGATTGAGGTAACTAACCATGGCACAACCTTCCCAGTTTGAACTGTCAACCGAGCAGTATCTGGTTGCTACCCACTACATCGCCTCTTCGGTGGCTGATGTGCAGTTCTACACCGCTCCGGTGAAGTGCGAAGTGGTTGCAATCCGTGAGGTGCACGCCGTTGCTGGCGATGATGGCTCCGCCGTTACTGGCACGATTCGTCGTTGCCAAGGCACCGAGGCCGCCACTGCTGGTGATGACCTGCTTGGGTCCACCAAGATCAACCTCAAAGGCACTGCTCTGACCGAGCAGGCTCCTGCCCTGACCAGCACCACCGCCAACCTGACCTTGGATGCAGGCGACCGTCTGTCTCTGGATGTCACCGGCACCACCACCACTCTGGCTGGTGTGATCGTCACCGTGCTGCTTAAGCGCGTCTGATGGGGCTGTTCGCTTTTAGGCGACTGCGTGATCGTGAGGCTGCCTCTACAGAGGTGGCCTCTCTTTCTATGCCAGAGCCCACTCCTACACTGACACCAGAGGTGCAGACAGATGGCAGTAGTAATCGACGCAACAGCGGGCGGCGCAAACGCCAACAGCTACCTGACGCTGGCGGAAGCGCAGGCGATCATTGACGGTTTTGTCCAAGACGCTGATGTCCAGCATTGGGGCAGCGGCAATACCGACAGCCGCAATCGAGCGTTGTTCACGGCAACGCAACGGCTAGACCGTGAGCGGTTTCTTGGCGCACGAGCGACGGATACGCAAGCGCTGCAGTGGCCGCGTACTGGCGTGCGTAAGCCTGATACCTATATCAACACCTACGCGGTTGGGTTTCCGTTTCGCATCACGACGGACTATTTTACCGATACCGAAATCCCGCAGCAGATCAAGTACGCGCAGGCCGTGCTGGCGGTGTTCCTGCATAACAACACCAGCGCATTGGGGCTGAGCGGGCTTGAGGACTACAAGAACGTAAAGATCGGCAGCCTTGACGTGACGCCCAACCTTGGTTACGGCGCTGTCGGTGCAGATAAGGTGCCACCGCTGATGGAGCGCTACCTGACAGGGCTTAGAATCAGTGGACCAGGCAATGTTGCCATCCGCAGGAGCTGACCATGGGTTACAAGTACCCCGGCGCTGAGTTCATCGACGATACCGCAGCGCACGCTGGCCGCTTTGGCAAGATTGTTGCGCTTGAGGATTCGGTGATCGCTAGCTTGACCGCAATGGACTACACCGGCAACACGCTGAGCGCTATTCCGCTGAATGCAAGCTGCGAAATGGAAGGCGTGTTTACCAGCATCACACTGACCAGCGGCACTGTCATCGCCTATAAGCTCTGATGGCACTTGCTGCATCGCTACAGAACGTTGCCAGCAAGCTGATGGCAAAGTTTGGCGGCGAAGTAACGTTTCGCAGCGTGACCGCTGGCGCGTATAACACGACCACAGGCGCATCGGCTGAGACCGTTACCAACATTGACATCAGGGGCGTGCTTGAGGATGTGCGCCGCAGCGAGGTCAATGACTTGGTGCAGCAAGGCGACAAACGGTTGATCATCGCAGCGCTGGACTTGAACGGCACTACACCAACAACGGCTGACCGGATCGTGCTTAATAACCGCAGCCTGCAGATCATTGAGGTGCGCACGATTGAGCAGGACAATACGGCCATCACCTACGAGCTAATCCTGAGGGACTGATGGCACGCACCATTCGCATTGGTGATATTGGCGACTATGCCAGCCAGCAGTATGAAAAGCTGCTGCGCGTTGCAGTGCTGGAGACCGACAGCCGCCTTAAGCTGGCCAGCCCAGTAGACACCGGCAGATTCCGTGCTAGTTGGCAAGTAGGCGAAAATGCAGCACCAGGCGGCCAGGCACCAGAGGGGCGTTACTCCAGCACGCCGCCACTATCACGCATCGGCTACGGCCAAGAGCGCGTTGGCAACGTCTACAGCGTCCATAACAACTTGCCATATGCTGAGCGGTTGGCAGCAGTGCCGCCGCATAGCAAGCAGACACCACCAGGTTGGGTGCAAGGCATTGCCAAAGACATCCAAGGCTTTGTACGTACAAACGCAGACCGCATCGGACGCGAATCATGAGCAGCACCTACAACGACGTTCGCGCTGCCATTGAAGGCCGCATCGCCACTGAGATGGCGATCAACCCTGCGTATCCGGTCAGCTATCAGAATGTCCCGTTCAGCCCGCCCAACAACACACCATGGTTGCAGGTGTTCATCCGCTTTGGCGATAACGCCTATGCAACGCTGCTACCCACTGGTGGCGTTGGCTTTAACCGGCAAAACGGCACGCTGGTCGTGAACGTATTCACACCGGTCGGCGTCGGCGCTGGCGCTAACTTCACCATTGCCGAGCGCATCAAGGATCTATTCGACCGACGCACGGTGTCTGGCATCATCTTTGACGCAGCGTCAGGCCCTGCGCAGGTAACACCAGCATCGCCTGAGCCGTATTACCAGACGCAAATGACCATAACGTTTGAAGCGTATGTAGACTGACGCCAGCCAACTACCGTTCACAACATGGCTGTCACTGTTCTGTCCGGTACGTCCGGCGCCCTTTATTACAAACCCGCTGGCACCACTAGCACGTTCGTTGAAGCCAACGTCACCGCAGGTAGCGATGAAATTGTCGTCGGTACCTTTTTGAATTTCAAGGTTGGTGATCCTGTCAAGTTTCGTGTGGTCAACAGCCAAACCGGCGGCTCCGGCACCGGCACGCTGCCCGCCCCGCTCAACACCAACCCCTCAACAACGACTTACTACGTCATCGCCTACACCGCCAGCACCGGCGTGTTGAAAGTCTCGGCCACCGCTGGCGGTGCATCCGTTGACATCACCGACGATGGCACCATCGCCGCCCCCAACGAGTTTGAGGTGTACTACGCCGACTATGCCGCTGTTGGGCAGGTGCAGTCGTGGTCGTTTGAAATCAGCCGCGCTGAAATCGATGTGACCACCATCGGCCAAACCGCTGGTCAGTACGCGCCGTTCCGCGCTTACATCCCCGGCTTTGCAGATGGCAGCGGCAGCGCTACTGTTTATGTGACCAACGAAGATTCTGCACTGTCCAACCGTATGGTTGAAGACGTGCTGCAGCGTCAGCAAGTCGGTTGCGCTTTCAAGCTCTACACCGACAAAGCTGGCACTGAGGCACTGAGCCGCAGCATCAGCATGGATGCCGTCCTGCTGACTGCTAGCCTCAACATTAACCCGGATGACGCGCAGCAGGTGGAAATCACCTTCCGCCCAACTGGGACTCCGTCGTTTGACTTCAGCACGAGCGCCTAATGCCTAACGCACTTGACCGGCTAAAAAAAGCAGCCAACCTGACGCCCACCAAACGCACCGTTACTCTTAACGACGGCAGCGTGTTTGACTTTTACGCAACGCCACTGACCATGGCAGAGCGTGAGCGGGCGCAGAAGATGCCTGGCGGTGACGACGCCAATGGTTTTGCGTTGAACCTGCTGATTACCAAAGCAGTGGACGACGCAGGCCAGCGGCTGTTTCAGTCCGGTGAAATTGCTGAACTGAAGAACGAAGTGCTGGACAGTGACCTGCAGGCCATGATGCTTGCAATCATCACCAGCCCGGAGGACACCGAACAGGTGGACATGAAAAGCGCTAAAGGCAGAGCTAAAGCGTGACAACCTACTGATGCTGCAACTGGGTGTGGCCAAAGAGCTTGGCTACACCCTGACGCGACTCAAGGCTGAGCTGACCATGGAGGAGCTACTCCTGTGGTCAGCTTATTTTGATGTCCTGAACGAAGAGCAAGAACGTAGAATGAAGCAACGCCGTCGATAAGCCGTGTCTGTCGTAGCAAACGTTGCCATTAACGTTGACAGTCGCGGTGCCGTTAGCAAGCTGCGTGACGTACAGAATCAAGCGCAAGCAACTGAGCGCGCTTTTGGCGGTCTTGGCGCAGCCATCGGCAAGTTAGCCATTGCTGCAACTGCTATTCAAGCAGCACGGTTTGTTTTTGCTAAGACGGCAGAGATTGAAAGCCAAACTCGCAGTTTGCAGGTACTGACCGGCAGCGCGCAAAAGGCAAAGCAAATTGTTGAAGAGCTGCAGCAGCTTGGTGCTGTTACACCGTTTACCAGCACTGAGCTGATTGATGCAGCAAAACGGCTGCAGGCATTTGGTGTTGAGGCCAATAATGTTGTAGAGACAACCCGCAGGCTTGCCGACGCATCTGGCGCAACAGGTGCAGAACTGCAAGGCTTGGTGACGGCTTATGGCCAGGTGCAGGCTAAGGGTCGGCTGCAGGGTGAAGAGCTGCTGCAGTTCCAAGAACGTGGCATCGCGCTGCAGGAAGAGCTGCGCAAAATGTACGGCATGACCGGCGAGGAGTTCCAAAAAGCACTTAGCAAAGGTCAAGTTAGCGCCAAAGCCGTTGAGGTGGCACTGCAACGGCTAACAAGCGCTGGCGGCAAATATGCCAATGGCGCCATTGCGCAGAGCGATACGTTAAGTGGACGTTTGTCCACTTTGCAGGATGGCATTGATCAATTAGCCAGACGCATTGGCCAAGTGCTGACGCCAGCGTTGAAGGCAATTTTCAATCAGGCGATTGCAGTTGTTGATGCAATCAATGCTGCATTGGCAGCAGGTAGGGGTGGCGGCCTTACTCGTAATGTTGCGGGTGCTCGGCAATTTCTAAACATTGGCGCCACGTCGCAAGCGGTTGATAATATCGCTAAAGGTATTAGCCAAGTTGGTTCACAGAAAAACAAAACAGGCATCAACCAAAACCTGCAAGCGTTGCAGCAATACCAAAGACTGCTGCAAAGCGTTGGACCAAGTGACCCAAACGCAAATAGAGCTGTTCAACTGCAAGGTGTAATCCTGCAAAAAATCAACGAGAATATCGCGGCGCAAAAAAGACTGCAAACAGGCACGCAGCAAACAAATAAATTGTTCACCGTTCCGCCACTTGCTGCAGCGACAGGTGGCGCCAAGACTGGCGGCGCTGCCAAGGGCAAGAGCGATGCAGAACAAGTCGCTGAACGTGCAGCAAAAATCCAAGCTGAAGTGCAAGGATTGCAGCGTCAGGTCGCATTGACTAAACAACTCACATTCCTTGATGAGCAAATTGCTAACGCTGAAACAGCAAAAGATCAGCAGCTTGTCATCAGGCTGCAAGGTGAAGAGAAGTTATTGCAGCTTCGCTATCAGCTTGCCGACGAACTAGCCAAAGCAGAAACGCAATCCCAGCGCGATGCAGCATTTGTTAAAGCAACTGCCGAAGCTGACCGTATTCGTGTTGGCGTAGCGCTTGAGCTGTCAAAAAATGAAGAAAATCGGCAAAAGACTATTCAAGATATTATGTCCGACTTGGATATGGAGCTGATCAAACTTCAAGCAACGAGCGACAAACAAAAGCAAGTGGTACGCTTCCTTGAAATTGAAAATCAGTTAAAAAGTCAAGGTATTATTTTAACAGATGGTGACACAGAAGCAATTCGTAGAAAAATTGCAGAACTTGACAAAGCAAACAAAGCGCAAGAAGCTATAACGGCAAAATTGCAAATGGAAAAAGAATTGTTTGAAGGCATTGCGGGTACAGTGGCTGGTGCATTTTCTAGCGCAATGGACGCCGCTGTTTCTGGCACTCAAAATCTTGGAGAAGCCCTTAAACAACTTGGCGCGGATTTGCTTGCAACTATTGGACAGATGTTGATCATGTACTCCATTGCGCAAGCGTTCGGCGCACTTGGTGGCAAAGATGGCGTAGGTGTATTCTCATTCTTAGCTAAAGCCTTTGGTTTTAAGAGCGCTGAAGAAGGCGCTTACTGGTCCGGTGGCTTCCAAGCATTTGCCAATGGCGGCATGGTGGACCGTCCGACGCTTGGATTGGTTGGCGAAGGCGGCGAATCTGAATACATCATCCCAGCTAGCAAGATGCGCTCCGCCATGAGCCGTTATGCTGCTGGCGCTCGTGGCTCTGCGGTCATCCCGGCTGGCGACGACACCAGCGGCGGCGGCACCGCCACAATGGCACCAGCCGCCATCGACGTGCGCTACACCGTGGAACGCATCAACTCCGTTGATTACGTCACCGCCGACCAGTTCCGCGCTGGCATGGCACAAGCCGCCCAGCAAGGTGCCGAACGCGGTCAACGCATGACGCTGCAGCGCATTCAGCAGTCACCCTCAACCCGCCGCCGGATTGGCATGTAATGGAACTCAGCATCGGGCATTACCTGACCCTGGCCAACCCTAGGAATACAGAGGTCTACCGCTTCCAAAACTTCCATATCGGCCAAACCGGCACCTACGGCGGCCAGTCTTACGGCTTCCTGCCGTTTGGGTTTTCGGGCGTCAGCATCAACCGCACCGGCGACAACACCGAAGCCAACTTGGTATTGCCCAACAATGAAATCAGCCGCAACTGGGCGCTTAACGCCATCCGCCAAAACTGGATTGGCACGGTGTTCATGATGCTGCTCAACCCAGACGACCGCACAGATGCCACGCTGCTGACGCAATACGTCGGACAGGTGGCAGGTGGCGCATGGGAAGAAACCACGCTGTCTCTCAGGCTCAATACCATCCTTGACGCTGTTGGCACCGACGTGCCGATGCGGCGCATCACGCAAAATCTGGTCGGCAGCGTACCAGTGTCGTCCAATGTCCAACTGCGCTGACCTGATAGGGCTGCGTTACCGCCTCGGTGCCGATGGTAGCAACGGCGAAATCGACTGCATCCATTTGGTCTACACGGCCCTGAAACGTATGGCAATCCCGACGCCAACGTTCAACCCCGCCTGGTACGACGCATCATGGCCATGCATCGCCCGTGCGCTGCTGGCATGGGGTGACCGCATCGACCGCCCAAGCTATGATGGAGACGTGCTTGTGCTACAACAAAGCACCAAAGGATTTGCAGTTGCATGGCACAGGGGGATTCTCTACATCAACCGCCACAGCGAACAGGTGGCTTGGTGCCCGGTGCCCGC